AGCTATACAAGACACAAATGTTAATGAGTATTTAAACAAAACAATAGAAGACAATTACGGAGTATTATTTAATATGGCACAACAACAAACAATAGATGATATGGTGAACTCACAATGGCAGAAGTGAGCGTAGGCGGTATTTCCTTTAAAGGAGGAAAGATGTTTGCAGTCATCCTAGCATTAAGTAGTGCTGTAGGAGTTCTATATGGCGGATTTGAGGCATTTAAAAAATTTCAAGATATGTCTGCACAAATAGAATCATACACTGCCCCTGATTTAAGTGGCTTTGATAAAAAGATTGCTCTTGTAGAAACACAAACAAAAGCACAAATAGAGCTTGTATCACAACAATTAGATGCTTTAAAAAGTGAGTTAGAAATTATACTAGGTGAAATAGACTTAATAAGTACTGTTAGTCGGGAACTTAAAGATGACCTTAAAACAGATTTAAGAGCTGTTGAGCAAGACGTACGACACATAACCGAAATTGTGAATGACGTGGAAGATAGACAAAAAGAAGATTCAAGAGAGCTTATAGAAGAAATGAAGTTACTAGAAGAAAGTTTAGAATTACAAATAAATAAAGCGTTGAACAATCCTTTAGCAGGAATGTCAGCAAAAAGTAAATAGGAGTAAACATGTCATTAAAAAAACTTGAAGAACAAGTAACTGAATACAGAAAAGAACTTAAAATATTAAGAAAAGAAAATAAAGAATTAGTTATTCATAATCAATTCTTAATAGATAGATTAGAAACATGGGCAGAAAGAAATTTTCAAGAAAGACAAAAAAGAATGAATATGACTGTGGATGAAGTAGTTGCTATGAACAAAGACAAACATGATTATACAAAAGATAAAGAACTAGCAAGAACGTGGGAAGAACAAAGCGAGCGTTCAAATCAAGTTAATGGACTAAAGGTAGCAAACGGATGAAACTAGAACTGAAAACATTATTACCTTATCTTGTGCTATTGGTAACAATTGGTATGACTTGGGGTATGTTTTCAGAACGACTTGATGCAGTAGAAGCTAAAGCAGATTCTGTAATAGAAATGCAAAGAGATATAGCAGTAATAAAAGAAAAAATTATGTGGATGGAAGCATATATGATTAAAGGGAGTAAAAATTAATGGCTATTGAATTAGGATATGGACCGGGGAGTCAGCCTTATACTGCTGTTATGCCTCAGGATGGCAATCAGTATATGTATGATAGAGATGGTACAAGATATCAAGTACCTATAGGGTTTCAAGGAGGCACTGTAGCAGGTCAAGTATTTAATATGAAATCTAATACAGCTATGACACCTCAACCTTCTCCTACATCACCAACAACAAGAGAACAACAAGTAGGTGCTATTCAACAAGCTATACCTTCTACTCAAACAAACACTTCAGCATTAACTCAAGCCACTACTGCAGCTCAAATGGTACAGCCTACGCTACCTAGTGGTGCTATGATTAGTCCTCAATTACAACAAGTAAGAACTGGTGAGATACAAGCTACTCCCGGATTAACTACACCTAGTCCTACAGCTCAAGCTATTGTTCCTACTGCTCCTACAATAACCCCTACAACTGTTGCTACTACCGCTCAAGTTGAACCTTCTGATTTTACTAAAACATATCAAAACTATGCTGTTCAAGCAGGAGTTCCTGCCGAGCAAATGGCTGCTGCACAAGGTAGTGTTACTCAACCTGCTATTGCTGCTACTATGAATGTAGCCGATATACCAAAAGAAGCTACTGTTATGGGTCAATTAGAAAATATTTCTAACGAAGTAACTGCTGCCCAACAAGCAGGACAACCTTTACCCGCATTTGCAAGTGCTGCTCAAAGAGTTGCAGATGCCGCTATGGCAAAAAGAGGATTAAGTTCTTCTAGTATTGCTGCTGAAGCTATTGCTAGAGGAGTTTTAGATGCCTCTGTTCCTATTGCTCAACAAGATGCACAAACATATTCACAGTTAATATTTCAAAATTTAAATAATAGACAACAAGCTGCAGTATTAAATGCTCAACAGCATTTCCAAATGGATATGACTAATTTAAATAATACTCAACAAGCTAATTTACAAAATGTACAACTAAGACAACAAAAACTTTTATCAGACCAATCTGCTATTAATGCAGCTAGACAATTTAATTCAGAAAGCCAGTCTCAAACTGACCAATTCTTTGATAATCTTCAAGCTCAAATTAAACAAAATAATAGCACTATGCAAAATTCTATGGGTCAGTTTAATGCTACAGAAAAAAATAGATTAGAAGCAGAAAATGCTAATAATAAAATAGCAGTAGACCAAGCTAACTCAGCTTTACAAGCACAGATAAGTCAATTTAATACTCAAGTAAAAGACCAAAGAGAAAGATTTAATGTAGAAAATCAACGTGTTATCGACCAATCAAATGTAGCATGGAGAAGAAATACTAATACAGCGAACACGGCAGCTATTAATGCTGCTAATCAAACCAATGCTGCAAACTTATTAGGTATATCAAACTTTGCTATGTCAGGATTGTGGCAACAATGGAGAGATGAAGCATCATGGTCTAATACTGCTGCTGAAAATTCTTTAAACAGGCAACACAACTTAGCAGTAGCTGCTTTACAAAGACAAACAGCTTTTGATATAGCAGATGAAAATCAAAAGACAAAGTTATATGAATTAATGGGTGAATTTGCAGTAGAAATTATTAACAGAATTTAGGAGGAAACATGTTTGGAGATATAGCAAAAATATATAAAGTAATAAAAACAGGAGCTGATATATATAAAACAGTTACTAATAAACAAAAAGATAGAACACCTACACCTTTAATTGAAGAGCCTAGTTTAGGGGGTATGTTTGAGTTATCTTCTTCAGGAATGGATAAAGCAGAGGGACCTAAAGCACCTGATGTTTATAATTATGATGAAGTATTAAACAGTTGGTTACAACGTATTAACAGATTTGTGCAGTCCTAATTATGAAATATAATCCATTTGATGCACCAGTTCCGGGTCAATCTTTAACTGACAATCCCGGTAATTATCCTTGGGAACATTCTCCTAAGCATACTAATATAAACGAAGCTGCTGAATCTATATTTAGAGCTATAACAGAAGAAGATGCTGCTTTAAATATGTTAGCAATGTTAAAGTCAGGGGTTCCTGTAGAAGCTATTGTTAGAACTTTATTGTTTGCAGGTTTTACAGAGGGTAAATTTAATCCTGATTTAGGTCTTTTACTTACTCCCATAGTTATGTCTATGGTTATAGCTATAGCAAAAAAAGCCAATATAAAAGAGATTGTTATAACAATGGATGATAAGTCACCTACTAAAATTGCAGAAGAATTTTTAGTTCGTAAAAAATTTGACAAAGTAATTAATAATATAAAAGTAGAACAAACTGCAAAAGAAGAAAATGTTACAATAGAAGAATCCCCTAAACTTATGGGTTTAATGGAAAAAGAAACTGAAGGAGAAAAATAATGGCATTTGGAACATCATTTTTAACAGGTATGCTACAAAGACAATTAGATAATTGGGGGCAAGAAGATGCCGCCATAGCTACTAAAATAAAAACACTAGGAGATAAACTTGTAACAGCAGATGATAACGCTACACAAAAAGTAAATAAGTTACAAAAAGTTGCAGGTATAATGAACTCAAAGTATGGTAAAAATGGTATTTATCAATTAGCTTATCAAGTAGATAATAATTCTATTGACTTTAATGATGATGTTGATGATATAGCTAAAAGAGTTTCAGAATTTCAAATTCCTGAAGATTACATAAAAAGCATAGCTAATCCTTATGACTATTTAGGTGAAGCAAGTCAAAGTATATATGAAAATGATATGTCAGCTATTAATAATCTTTACACAAGTTTAAATACAGGAAACAAAACAGCAGAATTATTAATACCTTCTAGAGATTACACAAAATCTTTTACTACTTTATCTGATGCTCCTACAATAGGAGCAGAACCTATAACTAGTCCTTTACCCGGATTAGATAAAAGTGATTATGTGTCAAATGCCTACAATAAATTAGCTTATTTAGTTCAAAATCAAATACCTATAGAGGATGCTATGAATCCACAGTTAGGAGAATTTGCTTTAAATGAAATGGAATACAATCTCATAAAAGGTGATAACGCTCAAGCAGATAGTGCCGAAGATATTTTAAACAATATTTTACAATTTGCTGCAAAAGATTATGCTTCTGTACAATTTTTAGAAGGAGAACCAAGAGAGAATATTATAACAGGTATTAATCAAATTTTGGGTACAACTAATTCTAGTAGAGATAACACAAATATTTATTCTAATATAGATACTTCACAAATGGGACAAGATACTAATGTGCAGTCTATAGTTGATTTAGGATATAATGTTATAGGAAATGTAGAATCTTTATCTGATTATCAGAATAATCTACCAAAAGTAAAATTAAATATGGACACTATGAGTAATCAAGAAGTTGTAGATGTATTAACTAGTATAGAAGAAGGAACTAAAACAATGATAGAGTTTATATCTAATGGACAAACGTACTTTGTAGAGTATTAAAATGGCAGACATAGAACTGTTAATTAATAAGCTTAATGAAGCTGAACCTAAGGACACTGTTATTCAACAAGATGTCTCTCTCCCCTTAAATAACATAGAGTTATTAAAAAATAAATTAAATAAAAAACCTAATAAAAATATTAATTTATCTGAAGAATTTAATAAGATAAATAATTATAACAATAATAAAGGAAGTATTACTATATCGAAACCTCAAGGTTTTGATGGTCTAACTGATATTTCAGAAATAGAAAATAATTCTTCTTTATATAGTGAAGGTATGCAATCTGACAGACAAGTAAAAGTTCCGGGTACTTTTATGGATGGTATAAAAGGTTTTGGTAATGATATTTTATATGGTTATTTAAATAGTGCTTCTTCTTTTTATCATACATTGGGTAATATTCCCGGGGGGCTTAATAAATTAAATAAATATGCTATAAAAAAATTTGGTAAAGGTATTCAAGGAGCATATGAAGAAGATAATGAAGAAGGTTTATCCTATGCTTTAGATGTAGCAGAAGATTATTTAAAAAGTTTATCTATACAATACAATCCTAGTTCTGAAAATCCTTACTTTAATACCTCAGCTACTTATGGATATAGACCAGTAGACCCTGATACCTTTGTAGGAAAGTTAACATCTGCATTTGGTGCTGCTCCAGTTACAATAGGAGAATACATAGGTCCTATTAGATTATTAAAATCAGTTCCTTTAGGTTTTGGTGTTACAGATGCATTAAGAGAATCAGATAAAGGATTAAAAGAAGCTGCTGTAGCAGGAGGTAAAGGATATCTTCTAGGAAGTATAATGAAAACTCTAGAACCTTTTAATATTAGAACAAGAGTTACAACTATGGGAGCTTTAGGTTATGGTACAACTGATGGAAATTTAGAAGATAAATTAGTAGGAGGAATAACCTTTGCAACTTTAAGTGCTATAGGAAATTTAGAAGGTAAAAGTATTAGAGATGCAAAATATGATTTAAATTCTTATTTAAGTGGAAGAAATTATCAACAAAATAGATTTATTAAAGAATTAGAATTAGAAGGTAGTAGACAAGTAAATGTTATAGAAAATAAATCTAAAGAATACACTCAATTAAATGAACAAATAGTTCTAGCTAAAGATGCAATAGGCAGGGGAGATAAAAGTGTAGGTAAAAAAGAATTAAATTCTATGGAAAAAAGATTAGCTAGACTTGAAGGAGATATATATACCTTAAGAGATAATTTTAACAAGACTAATGCTAATATACAAATGTCTAAAGAATACTTAGACTTACGTTCTGTACCTGAAGTAATTAATAGTTTAATAAAACCCTCAGGTGTAAAAGTAAATAAAAAAACTAAGAAGAAAGAATACCAATATGAGCCTACAGAAAAAGACTTAACTACTTCTGGAATAAAAGGAGCTATAAATGAATTTATATTTCAAGCTGCTCCTGCAAGATTTGCTGCAAAAACTACTAATGCTTTATTTAAAAAAGGTGTAGATTTAGTAACTCAAAATAGAATAGCAGCAGAAAATACTATAGACGCAATACTACGTAATCCTGTATTTAATAAAGCGGAACCTTATTTTACTAATGTTATTAAAGGTTTAACTCCATTTTCAGGTAAAGAAATAAGTATTCTTCCTGCTAATCAATATGCCAAAACAGGAAGAGACCCTAATTCTATAGAAGCAATATTAGATACTAACTCTAAATTTTTAAATGGAGTAGTAGAAAAATTACCTGCTATAGAAAAATTTGCTACTCAAAATAAAAAGAATAATAGATTATATAGTAAAAGAGAGGGAGATTTAACTAATAAAGCACTTAGAGATAATTTTAAATTTAATGATAATCAAATCTTAGTATACAAAACTTTAAGAAAAGGATTAAAGGATAGTTTAAAATTTTATAATGAAATGGGTTTAAAATATGGTGGACCTGAATTTAAAACTGTTAATGAACTTCCTTCTTACTTTCCTCATATATGGATGGCAGATTTTAGAATATTTGTTAGAAATAAATCTAATAACTCATTGATAGCTGTGCTACCTGCTAATAGTAAGGCATCAGCTAAAATACTACAAAAAGCAGTAGAGAAAAAATTTGGTGACGTGAAAACTCAAGTAGACGCAGCTCAAAGAACAGGAGATATGCAAGTACACGTTTTTGCTGAAACAATGAATTTTTTAAGAAATAATAAACAATTAGCAAAAGAAGTTAAAGATGTATGGGAAGCTCAGTATGTAAAAATGGGATTTAATATTCATAAGATGCCACGTAAACAAAAATTTGTAGATGGTTATCTAGGTGGTAATGCTGCTATATATAAAAAACTAGGTGTTCCTGAAGGAGTAGCTAGAATTAAAAACACATCTGATTTTGTTAAAGGGTATATGGCGTATATACAAGGTGCTGTTAGAAGTGGGCATCAAATTAAATTAAGAAGAAATTTAAAAGATTTAACAACTGATAAAAATATTAGTAAACATTATAAAAATACTGTTGAATTATTAAACAGATATTATAGTGCAGTTTTTTCAGGTGATTTTTTAGGATTAAAAAAAGGAGGAGGCAAAACTCATTTAGTAGACCAAGCTTTAGAAAATACTCTTGGAAAATTTTTAGGTGCTAACGGATTAGATAGATTTGTTAATAACATAAATTCTTTTACATTAACAACTAGACTATTAATGTTTAATATGAGATTTGCTTTATCTCAAGTTATTCAACCTTATCAAATGATAATACCTCAACTTTCTAGAATGAGAGCTATAGGGGAAGGAGGAAGTCCTATAGAAGCTTTAATCAAATCACAAAAAGACTTAATAAATCCTTCTAGAGAAGCTAAAGAAGCTATACAAGAAGCAGCTAAAAATAGAGCTATATCTGCTGCTTTTATAAATGAATTTGGTGCAGCTATTAGAGGTAAATCATTTAAAGGATTTGAAAAATTTTTAAACGCTGCCACAGGTAAAGGTTTTTCTGCAAGATTAGAACAATTCTCTCGTATGAACGCTACTTTAATGTTTTATCATTCATTAAGAGAAGGAGGCATGTCTCATAAGATGGCTAAAGATAGAGCATGGCAACTAGCAGATACTTATATGGTAGAATATAATGCTACTCAAAGACCTATGTTATATAGTAGTTCAGGTTTACTAGGAAGAACAGTAGGTAAAACTTTTGGATTATTTAAAACCTTTCAACACAACTATTTAGCACAAATGGTAGAGCATGTTAGAACTACACAAAAAACAGGAGATATTGGTCCTACTGCTTCTTTTGCTGCCAGTATGGTTTTTACTGCAGGTCTATATGGAGTTATAGGTATAGAAGTTGCAGATAAATTACTAGGGGCTTTAAATACAGTATTAGGTGGTGTAGGAAGAAAGTTTAAACCCGATTTTAAAATACCAACTTTTTCTGAGTGGTTATATGAAAATGACTTCCATCCTTATTTATTATTTGGAGTGCCTTCAACAGCACTTAATGCAGATTTAACAGCCACTTTAGCTGCTCCTGCTGCTATTGGATTAGATGCTATATTTACAATGCCTCCCGGACTTCAACTAGTAAGTAATGTAGGTAGTGCTACCACTAATTATTTAAAAAAATGGTTACAGGGAATTAATGAAGACGGTGATGCTATGATATTTTATAACTCATTTGCTCCTAATATATTTAAACCTATGATAGAAGCTTATTATAATGCAAAACTAGAAGGTGAAAATGTAGTTAAATATATAAATGATTCTAGTACAGGAGAAAATAGAGTAGTTGTTGTAGGAGCAGGTAATAAAATAAGAGCAAAAATAGACAGAGATTTAACAGATTGGTCTCGTAGATTGTTTTCCACATACACATTAAAAGAAGCTTATATAAATAAAGTTATATGGCATATGACTAGAATGAAAAATAAAAAATCTATAGTAGAAGATGATTGGACAGAAATGGCAGCTTTAGCCATGTTAAAAGGAGGTAATTTACCTCCTATGTATGTAGATTATATGGTAGGGCAGGGATATAATGGACAAAGAATAATAAAAAAAATAAAAAATAAAATGAAAGATTTAACTCAAGATGTAATTACAAAAAATTTAAAGGGTGAAGTAACGACTGATAAACAAAAACAAGCAGACATTATATTTAATGATGCATTTGATTTAGTTAAATAATGAAATTTGTATTAGTTTTAATGATATTTTTTGCGGGAGAAAATAATCCTAAAATGTTTAGATACGCATACATAAACTTTGACACAGAGACTAGCTGTGTTTTATTTAAAGAAAAAAATAAAAAATTATTAGAAGAAACAATATCAGTTCAATTTAAAAATGTTGAATATCAAGAAATGCAATGTTGGACATTTATGGAATGGCTGAAGGAATTTGAAAGAGTAAAAGGAGTAGAAGCATAATGTTAAATATGTTATTAGGTCCCATTACTACTATAGTAGGGGACACAATTAAGGGGTTTGTAGCAACTAAGAAAGCTAAAGCAGACCTAGCACTAACGGAAATAAAAGCACAGAAGAGCCTTAAAGAGGCTCAAATTGCGGGAACAATTGGGTGGGAGCAAAGTGCTGTTGACCAAATGAAAGGGTCGTGGAAAGATGAGGTAATTTTACTAGCCCTATTAATTCCTGCGGTACTAGTATTTATACCCGGATGGACCCCTCATATTAAGGCAGGGTTTGAAGCCCTACATTCACTTCCTGATTACTACAAACATTTATTATATATAGCTTGTTCAGCAAGTTTTGGTATTAAAGGTGCTAAAGGTGCTATGGGGCTTATTACAAAAAAGAAATAGTTTAACTAAAGCTATAGGAGAAATAATGTCAGATATAATTAAAGATGCATTAAAAGAAAGAATTAAACAGCATGAAGGATATAGATTAGATACTTATATCGATACCCTTGGATTCAAAACAGGGGGCTATGGTCATAAAATGTTACCCGGAGAAGAACCACCTAAAGATAAAGAGGGATGGGATAAAATCTTTGAAGAAGATTTTGACAAAGCATGGAACTTAATGGAAAAGTTTTGTGCTGAAAATAATCTTGATTTACCTGTTAAAGCTAAAGGTATTATATGTGAAATGATTTTCCAAATGGGATTTGCAGGAGTATCTAAATTTAAAAATATGATTAAGTATTTAAAAGAAGAAAACTATCCTGATGCAGCAAATGAAATGATGCGGTCACGTTGGTACAAGCAAACCCCTAACAGAGCTAGGTCGCTAAGTATGGAAATGAGAGACATTTAGTTCATATTTATAGTATTTTTAATCCTGTCGTATAACTCCTCATAAATATAAATAGTATCGTAAATAATAGAAGATAATAATACGGAGTTTTCATAATCAGGAAATTTCTTTTTAAATGTGTCTATAAAATTAGAAGGTTTGATATAGTCTAAGTCTAACTTAATCTCACCATTCTTATCTAGGTTAACGTGTATTGTAGCAAGATTACTACTTGCTCGTTTTTTTCGAGATGAAGTCCGCATTAACTTTTCCATCTAATTCTCTCAACTTACCTAATATTTCTATTAGTTTTATTACTTCCCCATAAGGTCTCGTAAATAAATATCGTAGTAATACTTGAACTTCTTCGCCAGTTATTATGTAATTATTGTTTGCCATTTTACCTCCTAATTGGTAATTATATTTCCTTCACCCATATCTTTCTCAAACTTTATTAGGTAGTCCATATACCACTTTGCTTTCTGCAAATCTTCAAAGCCATTCTTTTCTCTATGTCTAGATAAATATTTCCAAATCTGTCCTTTTAAATAACCTCTAAATTCATCTATTGTAAGTTGTGATTTTATAGCTTCAATAGTTTGAATAGTTTTAGTTTTGTAATAGTTTGGATTTATTTTATCCATTTTTTATGTTCTCCAACACAAATAATTCTTTTAATGGTACTAAAACAAATTTAGATTTTCTATGGTCTCCACCAAATACATTTTTGTTTTTATACTTTTTTACAAGTTTCTTAACAGTGCTTACCTTAAATACTAAAGTACAGTACTCATCATCTCCATCTGTTAATATATGCATCCAGTAATCAGCTTTAGTAACAGATATCCCACTTGGCTTATCATAGCATTGTATTTCTATAGCAATGTTACCTGTCTTTTGCCACCAATCCCTTTCTGATTTTATTTCAAATTTCTTTTTAAAAAACATATCGTGAAGTTTTTTTTCACGCATTTGTCCAAATTGTAAATCTAAATCAAACTTCTTAAGTGTTTTAATATCATCAGATTTATTAAAATTATCATCCATTAATTTAACTTACCATCATCATTTTTAAATTTTATATAATCTAATATATCTACTATGTTAGTATCATTATGTTTACCATTACCTTTTACTATAGGTTCTTCATATAATAATTTACCATCTTCTTCTATAGCTTCTAATCCTAAATCATAAACATACGCAGGGTCTGTCAGAGCCATCTTCATCATACCCATAGCCATAATCTCACAAGTTTTTTCATTATCAGATGGGTTTTTATTTTTCTTAATAGTACACATGAATGACCCATCTTTAGTGGGTACAGGGGTCACATATATTATTGGACCTTTTGTTTCTAAGTCTTTACTTTTAGACATCTTTATTAACCTCCTTGCGATTAATTATTTTAGTATACCAAAACCACCTAGGGGATTTTGCTTTAGATTGTTGCTGAGGTAGAAATTGTAAGTCTTTACCCCAACAAGCTTTTTTATAAGAGCAAAAAGAGCAAACAGTATTTAAAACTCTATTGCCAGTAGTTACTTTATTAAAAGTTTCAGGCACGTCTTCAAAACATCTCTCAAAAGGTTTATCATTTACTAACGCATCTATATTAGTTTTAGCAGTCTCAAGAGCTTTAGCTTTATAATCTTCATTATATTTTGGAGTTTCTACTATCTGCCATTCTCCTGTAGACTTATTTATAACAATCCAACCTCCAAAAGGTTTTCCTGCAGAATCAGAATATAAAGAACCTTGTACTACATAACCAAAATTATCATCTTCCTCTACACTGTTAAAGCCTTTAGAAAATTTATTTGTGTATGCCCAAGGTGAAGCACTTTTAATATCATAAATTTTATCATCTATTTCAATATCATAAGTACCTTTAATTTTTACACCTGCTATTTCATTATGTACTTCTTTTTGTTCAGATTGAATTTTAATACCTGCTGCTTTCATAATACCAATAGCTGCTGCCTCAATTAAATCTCCAAATAGTACTCTCATTTTAAAATTATAGGGAGGAGGTTCAGAAGTTTTATTCTGTTTTTCCATTTGTAATTGACATAAGGGTTTGCCAATCCCTGACATTCTTATAGAAAAGTTAGGGTCTCTTTGTTCTGTAAATTGTTTTTTAAATGCTTGTTTACAAGCTTCGCCAAATTCTTCAATAATCTCTTCTGATATATCAACCCGCTCCTTTACAGAGCGGGATAACATTTCTTGTATTTTTATTAGTAATAAGTCCACTACTGGGCTAGTTGTTCTATTATCTTAGCATCGTCACCATCAGATGCTTCCTGTACTGTAGCCTTTTCATGTTGTGTACTAACACTTTTATTTTCAGAATTAATGATTGTTAGAAAACTTTCTAAAGTTTTTTCGTCTTTAGTAGTAAAATCTAACTCAGCATCTTTGTTTATTTTATAAGTAGCAACAAAGAAACGAACTGCACCTGCTTTTCTTTTTTCTGTTCCTAATGTTAAAGTATATTTAAACATAGGCTTACCTAAATTAGTTAGCCCTGTAAATGCTTCATTAACAATATTATAATTAGTACCAGTGTTTCTCCATAAAACTGGGAAATCTTTTACTTCAACATCTTCACCTTTTGCATTTTTACCTTTGAAGTGAACTGTACCATATGTCATCTTATAACATTTTATTTGTTTCTGAAGTTCTAACTCAGTAGGATTAAGATTTACTTTTTTAGCTTCAGGTAATTTACCACATCTAGTACCTCCTGAAGTATCTATAATATCTTCTTTCCAATTTTTAAATATTACAGAACGAGAAGTATATTTTTTTTCAGCAGGGTTATATGCCATGTACTGATAAGCAGTATAGAAAGGTCTGAACTCTACAGTTTGCCCATATATATTCTGTTCTAATTCAGGATGATAAACAAAGTAATGTCCTGTCGGTAATCTATTACCTTCATCATCCTCTGCATCTCTATTTATTTGTAGTCTAGATAGTATTGGTCTGTTGGTATCAACAGTTTGACCGATTGCTGCCATAATCTGAGCATCGGACATACTTTTTACTGATATTTCATTTGTCATCATTAATAATAACTCCTTATTATTTATAGTTGTGGATAAGTTACAGGTTAATTTCTGTCATGTCAAGCCAGTCAGAACCTACTTTTATTTCTATATCTAATGGTACATTAAAATCAATATTATACATTGATTTCATTGTATTTTTAACACCTTTAGTAGATTTGGCTAATATTTTTGTCATAACATTTTCTTCCCCCGGATAGACATCTACTACAATACTGTCATGAACTGTATTAATTAGTAGACTTTTTACCTTACTGTCTTTCATCATTTCATAGGCATTAATACATGCCAATGGAACTATATCAGCAGTAGCAAATCCCTGAACAGGATAATTCTTTATCTGAGTAGAGTAGTTGGAACTACCCCAAGGCATACGTTTTGCATCAGGAAAAGAATACTGTCGACCAGTAGGTAAGGTAATTACTTTAGTGGCTATAGCATCATATTCTAATTTATCATGCCACTCTTTTATTTGTTTATACTTAACTAAAAATTCTGTGTAATATTTTTTCTCTTCATCAGTACCACTAAATCCTCCATACAAAGGTTTAAAAGTATGAGCTTTAGCCTCCTGTCTTGAGACACCAATAATGTCAGCAGTGAATTGATGAACATCCACACCATCTTCAATATCTTTCATACCTTGCTTGTCCTGAGCAAGAAAAACAGCAGTTCTAAATTCTAACTGTGCAAAATCTACTTCCATAATTTTACCATTTTTAAATCTAGACTTGATAACTTTTCTAATTGGAAAAGTTTTAGCACGTGGTTGGTTTTGAAAGTTAGGGTCTCTACTTGAAAGTCTACCAGTGGTAGTTGCTGTCTGCATAAATTTAGGATGAAGTATAGAATCCCAACCAACAAAGTTTTGCATACCTTCTACAAAAGTTGTTAGATAAGTTTCAATAGCACTATACTTTGTTATATCATTTACAAAGTCAACAATTCCATTTTTACTATACTTAGATATAGTCATGAGAGTTATTTTATCTGTTTTAAATCCTGTATTACAAACAAGACCAACTAATTTACTAGCAGTATCTTTAGAGTCTCTAGAATACTTTTCAACTATGCTTTTTAAATTGACTTTAAATCCTGCTACTTCTTTTAATTGATGATATATTAAACCTCCACCTTCACATTTCTCACATTTACTTAAATTTTTATAAGGGCTGCCATCTACTTTTATCTTTTGTATTTTACCTTTGCCATAGCACTCAGAACATTGTTCTGATTTAGTTTTATGTAAGGGCTTTGTATACATCTTTAAATACTTATTAAAATCAGAGATACTCATCCTTGGTCTTCTTTTAGGTTTTCCTGTATCTTTATTTATACCTATATTAAATGCCTCAGCCCACTTCTTTTTATTAGTTACTTTTAATCCATATATTAACCAAGATAATTGCTCACCACTACTAGGTTCTATCTTAGTATCGCCCATCATATCCCAAATTGTATTATCAATACTTACTCTTAAATGTTTATGTTCTTTTTCAAACTCTTCTCTAACATCTGTCAGACTATCTTTATCAATATAGATACCATTCATTTCCATATTAGTTAGAACTCCTGTAAATTTATTCATCATCCTTACAGTTTGAACTAAAGAAGAATTAGATTTTCTATTAAAATCTGACACCTGAGAATGAAATAATTGTCTTGTACATTCTACATCTCTTCTACCATAGAACTCTATATCTTTAGGTATAATATCTTTAAACTTCATACCTTGGCTTCTATAGGTATCAATAATAGATGTAGCCTTATGTATTAATCCTCTTCTAACACAACACTCAGCTAAAGATATTTTTGTTTTAACACCACGATACAAAACATACTCTGCTATCATTGTGTCATAAATCTTACCTTCATATTTAAATCCACAAGCGTATATCCATGATAAATCAAATTTAATATTGTGACCTACAAGAATATCTGTCTTATTTAAAATGTCCTGTACCACCTTTTTGTTTTTCTTTAAATCAATATCAGGCAAATCAGGATGCCAAAAAAATAAATATTCTTCATCAATTCCTACACTAATTAATTTATTGTCAGGATAATAAGGATTAGGATTACCTTTATATCCTTCCTCAGTTGTTTCTACATCAAATACAGTTACCTTCATTATTCTATGAACCTCGACTTCTGAGGTACTAGCACTGTGTTTACAATACCATGCCAACCATTAATTTTATTTTTGATAACATTTAAATTTCTCATAAAGTTTGGTGTATCACCATCTTGTTGTGCTTTACCTATACCTATAATTAAATCAGCTTCAGCAGCTTTACCAGTACGACTGTTTTCCATCATGTCAAAAGACAGAATAGCAGAACCTTCTGCCTCTGCATTAGCTTGTGATACTCCTATCAAAGTTATATTTCTTCTTTTAGCTATCTCTCTCGCTCCTAAATAAATAGCTCTCAACCTTTCATCTCCTCTAGCAAAAGTTCCCTCTACATTTATTTTATCTAATTGGTCAACAATAACTATATCAGGTTTATTATCTTCACAATATTTATCAAGAGAGTCTAAAGACCAATCTACAGAATCGTGACAAATAATATTATCTCTAATTTTTTTCCAATCATCTGTGGCTTCTTTCATATTATGTTCTATTTCATTTTTATGCATATCCGTCCATGCAGATACCATTCTCATTTGAGTTCTTACTGCAGGTTCTTCATTAATAAAACAATGAACCTTAGCACCTTGATGAGCAAAGCCATCATATCCTGCCACTAAGCTTACCCAAAAAGCTGTCTTGCCTGTCTCAGGTCTAGCAAATATAACCATAAGATTACCTTCACCTACACCATCAATTCTATCTCCTAATGTTTTTATATTAAACTTCCATTTAGAAGTAACTGATACAGCTTGGAGCATCTCACTAATATCTTTAGTGACAGGAACTAATCCATCTTCTCCTGCTATGTCATCTTCATCAAACTCATCTACTATTTTTTTTACATTTGTTAAAGTTTTTTGTGTACCATTCCATACACCATTAGCTTCTTCTATAAGCTGTCTAGCATGTTCTTGTATACGTAAACTTTTTAATGTTTCAGATACTATAGCTTCATTATATTCTGTATTATCAGAACCTATGTTATCTAATATAACACTCATTTTTTGTCTATGAGCTGTAGTAGATGCAGGTTTATATATATTAAAATATGCATCTTTAATTTCTTCTACAGAAAGTTTTTGCACATCATTATGTTTGTTATATGTATTTTTTATAACAGTGTAAACTTCAGCTAAACCATTAGTAAAATTTTTCTTACTAATCCTTTTTTTATTATCCTCAAAAAAATCACGGTTTAAACAAAATTTAATTATTCTATTTTCAAGTGACATTAAATAACTCCTTAATCTTTGTGTTCTCTAAATACTTTAAGTCTTCGTCCAAGACTTTTACTTCCGTATCGATAAGATACCTCAGTCCTTTTGATAAATCAAATGCCTTTTTAGTTGCATCTCTATCTAAAGCTATAATAACTTTTTTAAAATTTTTTGCTAAGTAGATGGCATACTCTTCTTTTAATGCTGTACCTAATAAAGCAATTCCTGTGTGTATAGAACTAACAGCACAAGCAGAAGCACAATCTTCTACAACAACTGCAGTGTCATCAGTGCCGCAACTAAAAGGAATATTATTTTTATTATAGTTAAACCACTTAGGCATTATGACTGGATTAAGACTTCTACCAACTGCAGATACAGGTTCCCCTTTGTTCTTAACAATAAAAACAGCCCGGTCCTTTCGTGGGTCAAAATAAATAGATGCTAATCCTTCAATGTATGCAGGGTAACAATTATTTTCTTTAACATAAGAAAAACATTTCTGACTGGATTGTATGTTCGTGAAGTGTCTAGGTATTGTCCAACTCTTTTGTTGCCGTTCGTCCGTTTTGACGGATGACGATAGTTCCAAGAAATTTGTAACATCTTCAGGAGATAGTTGACGTTCAGTATTGCCACCAATTTTACAAGATGCATGATAGCATCCCCATTTAATTTTAAAGTCTTCTGTGTTTATGTAAAATGTATTTTTGTTGAGGCAAAAAGGACAGTCCATTCTAACCTGACTGTTAGGAGGTATGTCTAATTGTTTTATGTATTCTAGTTGATGTTTCTTTGTGATGTACATTGTAACCTTTCTAGTAACACGTGTTACCAAAACATAATTTCTTCAGAGCCAAAAAAAGGGGCAGTCATTTCTGACCACCCCTTTGAGCCACAAAGAAAGAAAGTATATGAGTGAATATACTCTTTCTTTATAACTTTTTTTTCTGATAATGCAAGTCCTTTAAATCTTTATCTATATGTTTTTTTATTAATGGAAATTCAAAGTCTGTTCGATACTCCCCTTGATGGTATCTTAACAATGACCATAATCTAGAATTAAATTTTTCTAGATATGCTTCAGTACTATTCATGATTACTCCTTTTGTGATAGGTAGTTTTGGGAAAATCCCCTTGGCACTACCTTAGCCGTGTATATGGGCGGTGGATTCGTGCTACACTATATCCACGCATTAAGTTAATTAAACTAGTATTACGATTCAACACCCATTGTGTAACACGTGTTACTAACTAGTAGTTTAGTGTCCAAGTCAGGTTCCCGAGGCTTTGCGTCCTTTTGGCTATATCTTGGTTTCTGCATATAATTTTTCAGCAGACCTGCCACTAAACTAATTTACGTGGGGCAGACTGTACAATCTACCCCAAGGTACTTTGCGTTGCGTTTGAGTTTATACTCGGCTACGAACCCAAGAATACGAAATGGCTTACGCACGAGTTATAGTCAACTATACGAAACACTCATATGCACACAAGTGTTTCGCATAATTAAGGGGTGTGAAGACAACACTACTAAACTCCACACCCCAGTTGCATAACAACATCTTATTGACTGAAAGGGTTAGTCAAAGAAGATAATAGTATTATATAATACACCCCTGTTAAGTCAAACTGTTATGGGTTTATTATCTTTACCTATTACAGTAACATCACCTAATGCTTCTATCCAAACTTTAGCACCGCAGGACAGAGGCTTATCAGGACTATAAACAATTCTTGTAGCACCATTACAAACTACATCAGAACCATAATAATTATTCTTATATGTTTTAACTGTAATAACATCCTTAGTGTCATTAGGATTTTTATTATTGTATCTAATGTTATGTTGATTGATATGAATACGTTTAATCAAATTCTTCTCCATTCTTTTTGACAATCTCATTAACATCCATAATAGTTCTATCAATAGGTGTGTCGTACAAAGGACTGGTGTGACCTTCAAGAAGATAATTATCTTGTGCCTCTTCAATGTCCTTTGCCTTAACATAATACTTTTTACTATAAGTAATTTCTACTGTTACTTCATACATAGGCATTAGTCTGCATCCTTAGTATTGACAACACCAACAAACATTAATCTGTAATCATCAGTGTTCTCTACATCAATATGATAAATCATACCTTTTGCTTTTATATATTTAATCGTATTGTAATTAATATTTCTATATCCTTTCTTCTGCATATCATATGCAACAAGATAATTAGAAGGATTGGTATATTGCTTACCACCTTTCTGATTTTTCTTTACACCTAGTCTGAATACTCCAGTTCTAAATGCTCCATCTTTCTTGTAGAAACCTACAGAGAAAGTATTAGTAGTACCCACCATTTCTTTAATAGCTTCAGGTACAGTTAGTTTTGATATTAACATATCATTCCTTTCCAGTAACACGTGTTACTAACTTATTATAACATTCCAATCCATTTTTTAAATGTGAGTAGAATGACTAAAACAACCACTAAAAATATAATATCTAAGTCCATATATTTTTAACAATATTTTTCTTTACAGATTTTAATATACATGATAGAAGGGGTTCCCACCCCCGAGGATATATATACCCCTTTATTGTTATTAATAATATCATACCAAAAGGGTAAATCAAATTTAGTCTTTATCATACATTCTCTTTCTACCTAATACATATTAGGCATTATCGTTATTAAAATAATTAGGAGAGAGAAGCTTATCCACTCTACTCCTTTCTTTTCTTCTTAGTCTTTCTTCTTTTGTTAATACTTCATTTCTTGTTAAATACAGAACTGCTGTATTACTTTTCTTAGGTTTGTGGCTCATGATTTTAATATCATGCTTCATTAGATACCTCATCTAAATCATCTTCAACCATAACATAAATACCTAGTTTATGTTTGTCGAAGTCTAATCCATATTCATCTAACAACATTCTCTTAGCAAGATATTCTGCATCTTCATGGATATCTCTACTGTTCCCTGCTACTTTTACTTTACAGCGAATAGTAAAAGATACTTCTAATGGATAATTTTTTTTAAAACCCATTACCTACTCCTCTCTTCAAATATTTTATGTACAACGTCATAGAACATACTATCTATAGTTTCTATACCTAAGTCATATTTTTCTACTAGATTAGAAAATTCTGCCATAGACATACCTTCTAATTCATCTTTGATACTTTCCATTACTTCTTCATTCTGTTGGTTACTCATCTGATTTCCTTTCTATTATATTTTCTAGTTTAGTCACCAAGTTTTGTATATGCTCTATATCTGCAACATAATCCTCAACAATAAAACCAGTATCATCTAAAAGACAAGCTACTGATATACTTAGTTCTTTAATTATCTCTTTATCTGTCATATATGCCTAGTCCTCCTTTGCTTATTAAAAATACAAAGTAATCTTTATTGTAATCACCATACCCTTGAGCTTCATAATCATTATGAGTTATTTTTATTCTTATTCTCCAATACTTATCTTCATCAGGAGATAAAGATTTTTCAACTTCAATACCACTTATATGATGATTTTTTGGTATTATTTTTTTAATATCACGCATCGTTTTGCCTTTCTATATTTAATAATGTAGCAAACTTATAATCATATTCTTCTATTTCAAGCTCACCCATTATATCCATTCCTCCTTTTTCTTCTAATATCTTCCTAGCCTCATCCTCTGAATTAGCATCTATCTCATAAGTATAACTGCAAGGAACTGCAAATTTAAATGTTGTCATTTTTTATATCTTTCTTTAACTTTCCTATAAGTAAATTTAATTGATGATTTGTACCTATAAGATTATTAACTATACCATTCATAGTTTCTTTACTGTTACCATGAAAATGAGGATGATGATGCATCCATTCATGAGCTAGTATATCTGATAAATATTTCTCAGTTTTTTTTACTACTAGCCTAGCTTCTTTTATAGTATCAATCATCTGTGTTTACCTCTACAAATAACTTGCCATCCAATACGTGAAGACCATTATCTAAAATATAGTTTTTAGCTTGGTTTCCACTAAGAGAACTTTTAGGTACACAAAATGGTATAGTCGCTTTACCTCCCTCATCTGTTGCTATTATATAAACATATCTAACTGATTCTTCTTTTTTTTCTTTTTTCATAATTACCTTTCTAGTAACACGTGTTACCAATAAGGGTGCATTATAAAATACACCCTTGTTAAATCAAATTAGGCTACTTGTAAGAGACTATTCCAGTCAGAAGATGATAAAGCTTTTCTGACAGAGGATTGCCTTGTCATTTGGAACTTAGGAGTTCTAGCCTTGCCTCTAAAGTTATGAGTAGACCAGTGTGTCATGGCATTGTATAAAGACCACACAGTATTACCCCATCTTTCTTTTTCTTTTGAAAAGATATCATTAAGGACTTCTAATCTTTTTTGATTAACTTTATTAGCTGTATGCTTTGAGCCTCTACACATAGTGTTCTTAAAGAATGTATTAGCATAGTCTAGTCGAGGTAATTCTTTAACACCCCATGTAGACATTCTATTGGCTTGTACTAAGTAATTATCTACTAGTCTTCCAATGTCATTAACTAACTCTAAGTCTTGTAAGTTTATAGTATGCTTTCCATAATGCTTTACAAAAGCTTTACCATTGAATACTTGTAGATTAGCACAGTAACCACCATACCCACCAAAGACAAAGTGAAATGCCATTTTCATATTATAAGAATTGTAAATATCAAATCTTAAATACTGAAAGTCATCACCATTCTTTGTAGGAATATTAACTTTGTACTGTTCATCTTTACAAACAATAGTTCTTTTAACTAATGCACCTTTGTCAAATACTTGGTCAGTGACATCAATGTTGTTGAACTCACGATACGAATTATCTAGTTCTCTGTTTACTGTTTGATAAAGAGATTTGTGAGGAACTAACTTATAGTTCTTACCTACAATACTTATTGCCTCTTGTGTGTCTTCTCTAAAGACCGCACGACCAACCTCAAATGGTATTACAAATGATGATGATACTGTCTGTATTGCTTTAAGAGATACAGGATAATCAAATTTTTCTGTACCTAGTTTTTCTTTTGCTTCGTTGCTTAACATATATTTACCTTTCTTTGTTAAGAGTTAGTAACACGTGTTACCAACATTTTATAAAGTGAGGGCAGTGTCAATCCTGAGCGGACTCGTTATCACTTCAACCCTCAATTATTATATTACTAGAAAACCCTGTTAAATCAAAGGGATATTCCAATAACTTAAACACTTTTGCATACCTGATATTACAGATTAGCAATAGTGTCTTCCACCACCAACACTATAATAGTAATTAATGGAGGTGAAACTATGAATGATGTATTTACAAATACTAAAAAGTCTATTGATTTTTTCCTTAACTGTTTCAGTTTTTTTGATAGCCACAAAGACCATGTCAAAAGATTTGTTGAAGTCGAGTTCAAACCCTATGACAGGCAGTGGGCTTATGAGCAGGTCAAAGCAGGAAACATTGGAAAAAAATCTAATAGTTAAAGTTTGTTAGACTTAATGTATTCTCTATTAGCCTTATCGGTAATACGTTGGTCTAGTAACAACCTAGGCTTGTGAGTGCCATGATAATTAACATTTGATTTAAGAAATACTTTCTTACCACTACTGTTTATTACATGGCAACCGCACTTATGATATTTAGTTTTTTTCATCTTCTCTTTATTTTTACTATGTTTCATTTCTAATTGAGTTAATAAAAGTCTATTTAATTGTCCTAGATGTTTCATACTATTCTCCTAATGTGTAATAAATAATACACTTTTTACTTCCTTATTCCAACAAAGGGTACACGTACCACAACTAGCAGTCTTACCTAATTGCTCAGGGCAAGTGATACCTTCTTCTGTTAAATCTTTACTATTGGCAGATAGCTCATCTTCTAATAAATCAGAGAAACGTACAGAAAATCTATCCCACATCTTATCTCTCAAATTTTTTATAGCTTTACCTATATTCCTTTCTTCTTTCCAACTAATACCAATGTTGTCAATGTCATGACGTTTACGATTATAATGGTGATGAGTATATCCATAACAAGACAAGGTACTAAATGTTAGTAATGCCATCTCCCAAAATTTTACATACTCCACACTAGGAAAGTCACCACCTACATGAAGACGCACAAGAAAACCTTGAGGATGCTTCTTGTCTAATGTAGTTAGCTCTTTCCATATACGCACCATTAGAGTGTCAGAATACTTAAATCGATGAGCAAAAGGCATGTTATCGTCATAGCAATTATTCCAGTGAAAACAACTACTAGGACAATTCTTTCTAACTTCTAGATGTAAAGTATAAAAGGGTTTATCCTTGTGTCTTCCCTTCGTAACTTTCCTACCTAGCTTTTTATTGGTACTACGTTTCAATACATTAAATTGATAATCAGCAGTATCAAAAACATTCTTAGGGTATTTACATGTGTTCATAATTACTTCCTTTCATTATGATAATGGTAACACGTGTTACTCACTAATGCTATCGTACTCGTCTTCTTCAGACTTCCAATCAAGGTAACGCATAACATTTTCAATCATTTCACAACCATCAATCCAATGATAGGCTAACCAATTCTCCTTACCCTTTTTAATAAAATGAGGGACAGGAACACAAGTTAAACGAAAAAACCTACGTATTCTATCTGTAATAGTGTTGTACCTATAGTTTATACCTACATACTCCCAATGTTCTTGGGGATTACTTAAATTCTTTGCGTATAATTTTAAAGTAAGTTCATGGTCATCTTTTTGTATTTCACCTTTTAACAATCTTTCTCTACTAGCATCTATTATCTTTTTACCTATCTCATAGTCTTTTTGTTTTGTGTGGTGATACATTGTTTTAATTTGAGCATTCTTACGTAAGTTAAGTTCCTGCTTGTCTAGTCTTCTGACATCAACATTAAAGTTATATATATCCTCTTCATGCTTTGAAATATTAGAACTAAATGTTATGTCCCTATACATTTTATGATAGTCAAACACTTCTCTATGCCACCACCTGAGAAATGAACGTACTATATTGTACAGTGATTTATAAAATACTTTCTTCATGCTATTCTTCCTTCCTTATATTCTGTTCTAAATACAAATATACTGAGAGGTAAAAAACCAGTCTCAAACATATTACCCTTTAATACAAGACCCTCATTCATCTTTTCTTTCCATTCCTTGAGGTCTTTTTTTGATATGGTAATAGGTAAAAACTCAACTTTATTACCTCTATCAATAGTATGAACATACATAACTTTTTTTGCACGTTCTAAATGTTCTTTTGTAATAGTAGTAAATTTTATCTTATTTTTTGTACCTACTGTTCTAGTCATTACCTTTCCTTTCAATAATAGGGTATTCCCCTTCATAGTTTTGTTTAAATGTTTCATGACATTCGTCAGAACAAAAAACATCACCTAATAAATTAATTATGTAATTTTTTAAATCTTGTTCTTGACAATTTTCACAATAGAAGTCACTCATCTAATGCCACCTTAATTATATCGTAGTCTCTTAACCTAGGTAAGTTACCTAGCATTACTTCTAAACTAGCCTCAAAGTAATCTGTGGCTTCAAAGAAACCCTTTGCACTAGTCTTCTCTATAACTCTACCAAATGAATCGTAGTTCTCATCATCAGGCTTCTTCTCGTCCTTAATGCTATATCTAGCTTCACATACAAATATCATGTTAATTCCTTTCTTTGTTTGTGTTGTTTGTTGTTTGGTAACACGTGTTACTAGGAGGGAGAAAGATAACACGCATTACCTAAGCAGTGATTGTGTTGGAGATAAGAACACTAATCGTGCCTACCATTATAATAACAGATGCCATTCCTTAAGTCTAGCTCA